GTACTTCTCCGGCATATAGTAAGCTGATTAGCTGACGTAAGGCCTTAGCCCATCCTTCCTTAGAATCTCTGACGACGATAGTTGTCTCAGAGTCAAACATTTGTGCTGGGATGTCGGGTAGCTTCGAGATGTATTGGCGCTCGACGCTGAAGCCAACACCAGTACCACACAACAGAATGAACATAGCCTCATCGAAGCATTTGGGGTCCTCAATCGGTAAGTAGCTACAGTTATAGGCACAGGTATTATCCCTCTCCATTGCGACACCGGCGGTCATCATTGCCCTCATCGATGGCATGACCTCTAGGTCTCTTATTGCTTCAGTCAGTAGGTTATAAGTTGCCTCATCCACCTTGTCTCCGACCACGTTGTCCATATATCTATCGACGGTCTCTTCCCACGTTTCTCTCCGGCCTTGCTCCGGTAACCATCGGGCGTATCGGCTCATGGCTATATATCTTTGGTACCCTGTCATTTCTGTCACTGTGTTGCTCCTCAAGATGTAATTAAGTTAATAGTTGTGCTGTTACTGTTAAAACGGGACCTCAGAAAACGGATCGAGCTCAGAGGTCGGTGGTGGTTCTTGGAGATCGTGGTGGTTCATTCGACCGGTGGTAACGTCGTACTGAATATGACCACATGGGCCTACATCACCCACTAGCCTTGATTTCAACACCCTGATTTGCGCTATATCTCCCTCGGTCTCAGACTGCTGGTCTCGCTCCAGTCCAATTACGATGTCTGATAGCTGTTCCAGACTTGCGGAGCCTCTTAGGCTATTTAAAGACAGTTTCTGCCCATCGTTATAGGACTTCTCTGTATTGCCTCGACTTACATGGCTGACAGCGATAACGCCGCAACCGATGTTTTCTACCAGGCTACGTAGTTTCACCATGAGCTCGTCCAGGGCGATCCGTTCCTTATCAGACCCTGCGACGACCATAGAAACATGGTCCAAGACTATAAAATCACAGCCCAGGCCAACGCCCAGGTAGCGAACTTTAGATAGGATGTTGTCAATCTCAGTGGCACCGAAGTGATCATAAAAAGCTGAAGGAACAACTACCTTTTCATAAGAAGACTGCCATTCGGATTCACTTATTAAAGTGGAATCTTCTAAAAGGTCTGCGTAAGGCACCGAGTTATCAATAGCAACAAGAGCCTTCGCAGTCTTGTTAACTGACTCCTCTAACATGAGATAACCAACCCGCTGTCCATGGGCCACGGTTAGGTGGTACCCCAGTTCTCGCGTGAAGGTCGATTTCCCGATACCACTACCGGCACAGACTAGAATTAACTCGCCTTTACGTAGCCCTCGGATCTTTGTATTGAGGCCGAGAAACGGTACCGAGAGTCCCCTGGGGACTGATTGCTTGATGTCATCCAGTAGTAGCTCTGAACCAAGAACGATACCCTCTGGACTATAGGGTTTAGCGTCATAGACTGCTGTTTTAAGCTCCGCAATCCTGCCCGCAACCAACATTTCATTGGCATCCTTTAAAGGCAAAGTAGCAATCTTCGCCTTTTTGGGTGATAGAAGTGCGGCACATGCGAGAGCACACTCCCTTCCGTCAGAGTCGCTATCTAGCATAAACACGACTTCCAAAAAGCTCTCGCAAAATTCGAGCGCCCGCTTGATTGCCTTGGGGCCACCCGCGGCACCATTGGGTAGGCTCACTACTTGCCAACCTGGTGCTACGGTTGCGTAGCTAAGGGCATCAATTTCACCTTCCACAATTACCAGGCGCTTTCCGCCAGGGGCGCATTTATGCTGAAACACCAGGCCACCCTTATTGAGGTCACCAAGCACACGGAAATCCTTATTTGGTAACCGTATCTTCTGGGCTACCAAGCGGCCCTTGTCGTCGTGGATAGGGGCTATATGACAAGCCTGGCCCTGGTACTGCCCCACTTGGTAGTCCAAGGTCGCGCACGTTGTGGCTGAGATACACCGCTTACGCAGATCGACATATTCTCCTAACAGAAAGTTTGTGAAAGGGTTAGGCATGGGTTCGCGGTGGGTGGGTTTACCCTGGGCTTGATCTCCATGCTTATGAGCGTGACAAACGAAACAAAATTCGTGACCGTCGCTATAGAGAGAATTACCGTCTGACGATAAGCAATCAGGATTTGTGCAGGGAATATGTTCAATGAATTCGGACTCAGTTATGTGTTCCATAGGGCCTCCATTTAGGCGGTTAGTCTTTTGGTTGATAGATAGTTACTGGATATCGTACTTATTGCTTTTCCTACTGTTTAAGACTGCGGGTATTATCTGTAGATTACCTTCAACATGGAGACCGGATACCAGTTTCCCTTGCATCGGGTAGACGTGATCGACAACAAATTCAATGCCCAGAAGTTTTGTTAGAGCTGTAGATTGGTTGTAGATATAATCAATACTTTCCTTACATCCCCAAGCTACGGTACGCTCTAGTTTGGCCGCTCTCCGCTTGGCGCTGATGGCATTTCTGGCACCTGGGTTATTGTATGACCAGTTCCTGGCGTTGGCTCGGCTACGCTCTCGGTTATTAGCTGACCAGTTCTTGGCCCTGGCACTTTCGACATCCTTGTGGGCTAAGTAACGTGCCTTTCGCCTCACCCTCTCACAGGGTATACACCTATGATTCAGGCCATCCCTTCGGTTCCTGTCATTATGGAATTCAGTTAATGGTTTTTCGGCTTTGCATTTAGAGCATTTTTTAACATCCATGGACCCTCCCTGGGCTACGTAAGCCCCAGGAAGTCCCAGGTGCGGTTAGTTAATTAAAGGGGTTGTGTGGAGCTCAAGTCCCTCAGACGCATACTCTTCTTGACGCCAGATCGCAAACGCTGAGATCGGCGGTATAACTAGCTCGCCCTCCTCCTTCAAAAGACGACAGAACTCAAGATAGTCAGCAGTAAGATCGTTGATCTCTTTAGTGGCGACGGTTTCAACAGCTTTATGTTTCTGTCCCCACTTCACTATTTGTCACCTCGTTTCTTGCGGGCGTCTTTGATCAACTGATCTAGCTGTTCGTCGGTGATATCCCCCGCTTCACCTGGTAGTGAAGCAGTATGATTGACCCATGATCCGAGTTTGACGGTGATACCGCCGATGATGACTATGGTTAGACCCAGGAACACTAAAATTACAGCTAACCAGTTCCGCAGGGTATCGGAGATCTTAGTGATCATTGGACCACCGCCTGGGCCGAATACCTTGCATAGCGTTGGCCCGTCAGATCTTTCTTGAACGACGTGGTGATTTTCATTCCGGCCTTACGTAGCCGGCAAATGTTTGAGGTAATAGATCGGACCTTATATAAGGTAGCCGCCTCAACTGCGGTGATAGTGCCTAGAACTTTAAAGTGGTTAAACAGGGCTAGGTCTTGGGGTAGTAATTGTTGGATATTCATGCGGTAATTCCTCGATATTTTTGGTTAAGCTAATTGGTTTATGGTCGCCATCAGCACTATTAAGGCACCGCCGAGTACGATTACTCTGGCGGCGATAATGTGTTTAGGGGCCTTTGGTGTACTGCTAGGTGGCATTCTCGTGAACCTCGTAGAGATAAATATGAGACCCTGGAGCCTCTTTAGTTAAGGGGTCGCAATATCGCTTGTATGCATACAACGAAACCACCTGGACATCATCCGTATAGAAACGCCCCGACTTCGTTAGAATGTCCAAAATCCCCTTTACATAGTTGTCCACGTCCCCTCGCGGGTGCGTTAACTTTCCTGTTTTGGGTTTGGTACAGACTATCTCGATCAGAACAGCACATGGTCCGGTGATAGGTGGGTGTTCGTCGTAGGCGTTTGCGTAAGGTTGCGATGTTTGTCGGAAGACGGTATATGGCTTCCCGAAGTAGGTGCCGTATTTTGTTACTCTGGGTCTGCTTGCGGGTACCGGATTGGTCGGTAAGTAGAAATATCTGAGATCATCAGACTTAGTCTTCATTTCAGTAACCATCTCCACAACTAGGTGTTGTACAGATTTCGTCATAGTGTTTAGAGGTCGTCGATATCAATTAGTGAGCCTGTAGACGCCTCAGCAACCTCCTCAGCATCAGTGGAAACAAAACCTTCGTCATCTCCGAATACAGACGCCGCAGTAGAGGGTCCGCCAGATCCTGTATTGTTCTTACTGATTAGCTTTACAAACTCAAGGTATAGACTCACGCCCTTTTGAGCGCCGCTGTAAGCCTTCGCCGCTCCACCGACCCGAATGGTGTCACCACCCATAATAATAATATTAGAAGGAAGCGGCCCATTTTTAGCATCGACCTGAGTAGGCTTGCGGGTAGATTTCATGTTCATATACACCATACCGGCGTACTGTTCTTTACCGCTTGCATCACCATCTTTTAATGGGTTGTGGAAGCCGGCGGGTATCTTTTGACCAAACTCGCGTTCGGCGGCGTCTTTAATAGTGGCCTTAAGCTCACCCACGACTGGGTCATCTTTTTGAAAAGCGATAGTTACTTTATACTTACCATCGCTGAACTCAGAGCCTTCGTCCGGCTTATTTAACCAGGCATAAAATGCAGTGCCGGCGGAGGTAACAAAATTAACATAGGCTGATTTTTTGGTAGACATAGGGGTATCCTCGATTGTCTTTGGTTTTGGTTTTGGTTGGGGGTGTTGCTACAAAAAGGTATGTAGTTGGATCGACCAGTACAGCGCATAGGCTATAAAGGCGATCATTAACAGGGGGAGATCTCTATCGCCCTGGGGCCTCTTCATGACTTGATGAACTCTATGGAGCCATCAGGTCTGATTAGGTAGGTTCCTGTTTGGGGTTTGGTGAGTGAGGCTACATATGCCTCTGTGGTGCTTACGCCAGACATAATGTCTATCTGTTCATTTGCCTGGTCTATGGCCTTACCGATATTGTCCTGAATGTTCATGGTGTTAATCCTTTATGGTTGCTGAGTGAAGAGTCAGAGACATACTTAGAGGTATACAAAGGGGTCTCTCTCTAAGGGGGGGCTTTACGTGAAGCACTTCCTTAAGAGACAGCCATGACGGGGCTTATAGGCGGATGGCCTATCTTGATATGTAAGGGTTGAACGGGTGTCTCTCTAAAGGGGGGCTTTACGTGGAGCACAAACAAAAACCCCCGAAGAACGGGGGCTGTGGGTTAAAAGTCGGTAGGTAGTGGGCCTTGATGATGCCGCCATCGTGTATCGATGGGTTTGACGTTTCTTATCTTACGGAGCACATCCTCATCGTCATCCTCTTGTATAGCGTCGAGCTCCATTGCGCGCCTTAGTTCATCTATCACACCCCCTCCCCCAGATCCAGTAACTGCTCATCTAGTTGTGCGAGGTAATCGTGATCATTCTGTTTTTCACTCTTATCAGGATCGTCAGTAAAACCAAAAATACGATCCCAGTTAGTATCAAATTTGTGCTGATCTACTGATCGCTGTCTAGAACCCTTTCCTGCTTGGTTATCATTCTTCATAGTCTTTACTTCCCTTTGGTCATTAATACTTGTTGATTTGTATTGTACAGTAACTCTATTACATTACAACTACTACTCTAACCGCTTCACAAAACGATCTACCTCGTTATACCAATCGACAGCTAATTGGAGCTCCACCGACTCTTTTCTGTAACAACCCCTTAAATACCTGGCATTTAGAGCCTTATAACGCCTAGTAAGATTCTTTGTAGCTTTTAACTTGAGAGCTAAGAGCTCACCTTTTGTCGCGCCTTCTAATACACTATTATTCATTTACTACTCCAATTAGTCTATAAGTTACTGTATTTACGAAAAGAAATATTCTGCATTAAGGATCTCGTTAATATCGTAGTCACCTAAACGGGGTGGCATCGGTAGTTTAATATTAGTATTAGCCTGTAGCTGTCTGTGTAGATCAGCCATAACATCCTTACCGAAAATATCCAAAGCTACCTCTCTAAGTGCAACATTGAGCTCCTCAGCATTACCGGCATGCATACCATACGAATCGTGGATCATCGCAAAACTCTCATGGCCCTTTTTAGCCAACTTCGTCACGGTCATCTGTAACATTGCCGCATCAAAGGAATGAATTATATTGGGACTAGACCCATTAGCAGTTCTCATAGGTATAAGTCCAAGATCCTTATCTTCCTTTTCTAGGCGAATCTCACCGAAAACGGTTTGTACTCGTCGATCATTCGTCTGCCAGTAAGCCTGGGTAACTTTTAAGCCATTCGGTGTTACCCACTGCATAGGTAGGTTAGCTTCACATAGTGCGACGGACACTGCTTGAAAGTAATCCATAATCTCCACCGCCTTACCGTTGACAGAGCGCATCGCTTCCAAAATCACTAGTGTAAGTACCTTACTGACATCGACAGCCGTTCCCGACGTGAAACCGTTACAATGTTTATTATTGAGTAACTGATCCTCGATCCCCTTTCTAGTAACACCATAACAAGTGGTCATTACAGGCTGTTTAACAACGTCTCTCGCCTTCCTTGCATCATCCTTGAGTAAGGCATACCACTCGGCGGAAATAGCACAGGAGGAGGCGTTAGTGCCTAGGATGCCTATTACTATAGTAGCGACCTCGGAATAGAGATCCTGGCGGTCATTATTCGCTGTACAGTTGGTAGCCATAGCGCCTTTAAGGTCACGACCTATCATCGACAAAATTTGCTGACCATTAATCGTACCGTCCCATGCAGTGGCGATATAACTGACAAACTGCGAAGGGTCGTCCAGTTGAGTTGCCTCAGCGAGCTCCTTCGCTACCGCTAAAAAGTTAAACGGCTCCTCGGCTTCCATCCAGGCTCTTTGAGTTAACGGGTTACTGGATGTTTCAGACATCATTAAAAGGTTGTCCGTCGCCCACTGCTCCCTCACATCTAGCGATTCCTTATCCATACCGTAAGTATTTGCGGCGTGAATTTTAAGTCGTCTCAGACCGGTATCACCAAGGGCCATGCCATTTGCAAACAAGAGTAGGGCCTTTGATACCTTGTCGCCTTGTGGGGTAAGTTCACTTGGTACAGGATATAAACGGCCTCTCCAGTCCGCAAAATGTGGGTAGAAAAATTCAGCATGGGGCGATAGTTTATGGGCGATCATTAACTTACGGGTGAAAGCCGAATGCTGGCCACGCTCACTGGCAATAGTCCCTTCAGTTTCTTTGAGCTTGGCCTTAAACGAGATCTTATCTTCTTTAGATAGCTCCGCAAACGCCTCTTTAGAAATACGATCTGGAAGTGCTCTACGACAGGCATACCCTACCCCTTTGACCTCAGCACCCGTCCCATACACCATCTCTAGTACAGCCAGTATAAAAGGATTAATTTTCCATGCAGTATTTTGAATGGTATTAACAGAGTCTAATAAGTCCTGGGAGGCTGATTGCGGTACACCAGAAGTATGAGCATGTATTCCCCTGCTGAAGAAGGGTGTTTGGATAAAGTGATACCCACCTTCAATATGATTCCCTTCGTAACGATACGGAACCGGCTTTATAAGAGTAGGTAGTAAAAATGGTCGCTGAACTTCTGCAAACTCTTCAGTATCTGAGTACATTTTCCAGGCTGACTCGGTCAAGCCAACAGTCCGTAGTGTTTTACCCTTTTGCGTGTGTTGGTTAAAATTAAAGATGTCAGGGCTCGCCAGGCACACTACGCTAATTACCTTTGCTCCGACATTCATCAGGTCTTCTTCGCTCCAGACGATATCAACATAGTTATCAAATTTCTTTTCCCATCGTGCTAATTTGTTCCTATTAATGTGCCCTTTGTTTTGTGCTATTAGCATTTGGGCGGGTGATTGTCGGAAGGGTTTACCTTTTTTGTCGAGCTTACCCTTATTTTCTTCTTTTGATTGCACCTTCCAGTTCTCGTACTTCACCTGAGTTCTGAGTGCCTCAGCTACCTCACGGCACAATATTGTATAGCCATTTTCGTAGCGATTCGGTAATCCGCAATAACTTAGTATTTTGTTTACAGCAATAATCGATGCCTGTTCAGCGGTAACTAGCGGTAAAATATAAAGCCATGACTGAGTTTTATGGCCCGCAGTAGAGTTCATCATTTGGTCCACCTCTTCATAAGCGGTGCTCATCCCTTCGATAGTATTATGAATAACAGACTTTAGTAATCTCATTCCGCCCGTAGTTTCATCTAATGTTTTGTCTTCCATCAATTCCTTATACTTACGAGCCCCCTCCTCTACCTGGTGGTTCTCCCAGAGTATCTCTTTAGATATCATCTCGGATGGGGACATGTATGCCTGAATCAGTAGATCTTCATTGATTGTATTTTTCAAAATGGGCCTTCCTGTGTAGTGTGATTGTTGATAGCGGAAAGGAAGATACAGTAAGTACTGTACTTAAGCAACAGTTTTTATATATAATTAAACTTGTCTTGGCATCAAATTTGATTTAAGGTAAAATTTGATTGTAGGTAAAATTTACTGATGGTACAGTGGATACTTAATGCACTTATAAATAACTAAACTAACGGCACTCGGGGCCACTAAAAAAAATAAGAAGAGGTATAAAATGGAACAGAGGATGGAGACGTATTATTACGAGGCTGTGTCGGCGTCAGGGTTTTTAACTTCCCAGATGATTTGGTGGTTTTCTGATGCTGGAGGACTTAATGAACAATTCTAAAGTAAGATCGATAGGAGTTAGAGCTTTAGCAAAACATGGAGCGGACGGGCTTACTTTGACACAACTAGCCCAGGCTGAAAAGGAAGGGCTTTGGGGATTGGGACTTACAACTGTCGTAGCCAAGACTGTAGGATCATCGGTGCTATATCTACCCACAGTCTTCGCTACGAGAGTTACACAATCAGATATTGCAGAGGTTGTGACTACAGTTAATGCGGTTGTTATAAGGACTCAATTGCCGTTGGCATTTTAAACGGTTGTACTGACTCAACAATTTGTTTCATTAAATGTATATTGTATCCTTTAAAGTACAATTTACCGGTCATAGCATCACCCTTGCTTTCCTCGTGCCCTACAAGCCAAGCAATATGCTGTTCGGTCCACCTGTCTTCGGTATTTCCCGCCCAGGTGATAAAGGTGACACGCAAGCTGTGAAAGGCTAATGATCTATCATCAACTAGGCTACGTTTAGCTCTACCAAATCGCTTTGAGTAATCAGAGGCTATACCCATTTCAACCCACCTTGGATGGGCCTCAGTAACCGCCTCAACAAGTCTATCGGGTATCGGTACCAACCGTATGCCCGCAACAGTTTTGGCGTCAAACACGCTTAAACAGGTTATTCCGTCATGTATCTCTATGTTGCTGTTCCATAGCTCACCCAGGCGAACACCCGTTGATCTAGCGAGGTTTGCTATAAGGCCATCGTACCGGTGCTTACGGTATGTGCGACCCATCAACTTGCTGATAATATCTCGTAGCAGATCGTCCTCCATGAATTTATAGTGAACAGTATCACTCTTACCGAGTTTATGATCTGCGAAAGGGTTTCGTATTTGATCGTTTATGAGCTCCCTATCCTGAGCGTAAAGAAATATCCCTTTTAAACATGATAGATATGTATTTTTAGTAGCGTTGGATCTGTCAAACTTATCCAGCCACCTCAGTACCTCGCCTTTTTTGATTGTTTCTAGTGGCCTATCCTCAGCGTTTCCTAAAAACACATCAACGGCTAACGGGTATTTGTCTAGATGTAATTGACTAACCTTGCCTTTTTTGTGGGGAACAATTGCCGCCAGACCATCACGTAGGGAATAGAGAAACTCAGACGGAGGCTCTATATTGTTTTTGGCTTTTTGCCAAGCCCAGAAATCTGCCTGGTTCTTTTGTGTAAGGCCGCTCAGAAGATCCATATCCTCTTGGCGTCGATTCGGAGCCGCCTCTTGTTGTATATCGTCGTAGCGAGCTTCTGCTAGTGCATCGACTACGGTGTCACTCAAATCCAAAACACTATCAGTTAACTCTCGACTTTTAAGATCGGTAAGTTTATGAGTGAAAATCTCCCGACCGCTTTTTGTTGTATGTAGTGCCGCCCACTGTTCAAGAATAACATCCCGCTTACGAACGGCTATACCAAGATCAGTTGTATTTAGGTTTATGGCATACATCTTACTTCCCAGGACAGAATGCAATTTTTTTGGTGGTCTACGCTGAAACCAGTAGACATTATGTCGGAGTTTTAAGTAAGATACGCGCATTCTGAAACCTCTTAGGATTTAGGGTAATTGTAGACAGCTTTGTATACAGTGTAAAGAGCTTGAAATAGCCGTATAGCCAGGGTTTTCGTCTGTTTGAGGGGATTAAATTTACCTCCCTCATCCCCGACCAACCTTCCAAGGGTAGTATATATAGGGCCTTCAGCGCCATCACTATATTTTTTGTAGACAGCTTTGTAGACAGCTTAAAATCGCTTTGTATACAGTCATTTCTTAAACAAATCTAACATGTCTATTTTCTCAGTTCCCCACACCGCTTTATAGGTATGTGGATCATAAAACTGCATCAGCTTCTGAGCAAATAACGCCTTATCAACACCTAATGTTTCCGCCAATACCTCATAACAATCTGGTGGACATCTAGCACTGCCCGCCTCTATCTGACTTATCATGGTGTAATACTTAAAATTCAACGCTATGCTTACATCACGCTGTGTTAATCCGGCATGATTCCGCAATGCTTTAATGAACGTACCCCCATCTTTTCTAAGGGCGTTGTGTTCTGGTGACCTAGTACCTTGCTTATGCATAACTTGCTCCTTGTGCGTATACCCTTCATTATGTTACTAGTAAAGTAACTATTATACAAGTTATGCAAAAAAACCCTCACCGATAAGAGTGAGGGCTAAAATTACAAAAGAATTTTTATGAACGGTAGTATCACGTCGAGATTATCACCAAAAGCTGAAATAACTTGAAGCATGACGATCATCTTTAGTACCTTGTTGTTTTTACCAAGCATCGCATGGGTCTTCTCGGAGATGTCGCGAAGTTGATACTGAACTTCCATTTTGTCCTTAAAAGAGTAGCTATTCTGCTTCTCTATCTTTTGGATTAAGTCGATATATTGCTGACTCATTAGTAGATCACCTCCTTATTTTTGTTACGGAGTGTGATGGTGTTTAAGGTGACACCAACACCATTAAGGTTACTTACCGAAGGTTTTTATTGAGCGAAGACCAAAGGTAGCCGCGACGCATCCCATGAAACACCACTGATACCATTCCGGTAGATCGGACATGGCCGTAAATGCCGATTTAACCTGGGACACCATCGCAGGATCACCCCACACAGACGCATAGAAAATCACGATCAGTGGGGCGGTAAGTACAATAGTAAGGTACTCATCTTGGATGCTACCGCTCATCCCCTCAGCCGACTTAACATCAGCCTCTCGCTCTCCCCTTAATATTTGTACTTCCTTTTGTGATTTAGCCTCACTCTTTTCGCGACGATTAGATAACCAGGTAGAGCCGAGAGTAGTGAAGGCATTAATTAGTAATTTATACATGTGTGCCCCTAGATTTCATTAGATTGCATTATCTTCGACAGAGTTATGGCTCTAGTTCCGACCTGTCTCGCCCACTTTGAATCGAGCATCTCTAGCGCGGCGACCTCATAGTCCTGGTCTTCTAATGCTTCGTGCATCTTGCGGAAACTACGTAGCCGTGTCGCCCCTAGGTTAACCATCATGTCTATCATCACGGCCTTACGTTCGCCTGAGAGCTCGTAGTAATAGTCATAACCTTTGTGAAGGTACTCTTCTGCCTGATCTACGTCCTGCTCTAGTAAATAGGTTGCTTCTGATTCGGTGAGACCTCTACTTTCTAGATTACGACCATAACCAATAGTTACGATTCCCAGACTATCTGTATAAGGGTACTGGCGATAACCCTCATGCAGTTTTAAAAGTTTAAGAGCTTGGAATAGGTATGTCATTGAAATCCTTTAGGGGCCGAAACCCCTATCGTTAGACGACAGCCTGTGCCGTTAGTTGAGTTAGATCCAAGGTAGTCCCGACGTTAATTGCGACTCAGCCTGTATTGCCTGAGAGGCCTCAACTAGTCGGTCCGTACCTTCCTTATTAGACTCTGCCATCAGCCACTCT